TACCTGAGAAGTATAAGAATAAATCTCTTGATGAGATTGTTCGTATGCACCAAGAAGCTGAAAAGCTTATCGGTCGTCAGGCACAAGAGGTAGGTGAAGTACGGAAGTTAGCTGACTCCCTTCTAAAGCAACAACTCGAAGCTAAGCACGACAAGCAGCCTGAACCAGCACAAGAGATTGATTGGTTTGAAGATCCCCAAAAGGCAATTAACCAGGCACTAGAGTCTAATCCAGTTCTGAAGCAGCTACAAGAGCAACAAGCAATTCAAGCTCAACGAGCAGCCTTAGATGTAATTGAGAAGAGTCATCCTGATTTTGTAAGTGTAGCACAGTCCGAAGACTTTCAACAATGGGTTGCAGAGTCTAAGGTAAGGCAGCGTCTTTACAATGATGCTAATAACTATGATGCTGATTCAGCTTTAGAACTACTCAACAACTACAAGTCGTTGCGTGGTTTAAAGCAGCAAAAAGAAGAAACCTCTAAAGCTGCAGATGAAGCCCTGAAGAAGACAGATAGTGAAGGTCGTAGTAAAGCACTGAAAGCCGCAGCTGTGCAACAAGGTGGTACAGGGGAAACAGGTAAACCAGTATATCGTCGTGCAGACTTAATTCGCTTAAGAATGCAAGATCCGAGCAGGTACGAAAGTATGGCAGATGAAATCCTCAATGCCTACGCAGAAGGACGAGTTCGGTAACTTTAATTTATAATTTTATTTAGGAGCATTAAAAATGGCAACAGCAACATACCCAGGTGGATCGGGATCGATCGTAGCAAAGACACAAGCAGATAAGTTTATTCCAGAAATTTGGAGTGACGAAGTAGTAGCTGCTTATAAGAAAAACTTGGTTCTTGCAAACCTCGTAAACAAGATGACCATGAAGGGCAAGAAAGGTGACACGCTTCACATTCCTAAGCCAACTCGTGGTGTAGCAACTGCTAAGGCAGCTAACACAGCTGTAACAATCCAAGCTGATACCGAGACTGAAGTTCTTGTTTCTGTAGACCAGCACTTTGAGTACTCGCGTTTCATTGAGGACATCGTTGAAGTTCAGGCTTTGGCATCACTCCGTCGCTTCTACACAGAAGACGCTGGCTATGCATTGGCTAAGAAAGTTGACGACACCTTGTTCCAATTAGGTAAGTCTTTTGGTAACGGTGACGCTTCTGACTGGACACACAGCACCAGCTTCTACATCGACGCTTCTACTGGTTTAACTGCTTACGCAGAAGACACAGTTGTAACTGGCGACGTATTCACTGACGCTGGTTTCCGTGCTCTCATCAAGTTGATGGATGACGCTGATGTACCTATGGATGGTCGTTTCTTCGCAGTACCTCCATCACTCCGTGCTGCTATCATGGGCATCGATCGTTACAACAGCTCTGACTTCGTTGATGGTCGTGGTGTTCAGAACGGTCAAATCGGTAGCCTGTATGGTATCGATATCTATGTATCGAGCAACTGCCCAATCATCGAAACTGACGCTAACAACAGCGTAGGTGGCGATGTTAAAGCAGCTATCTTGGCACACCGTGACACAATGGTGTTGGCTGAGCAGATGGGTGTTCGTTCACAGACGCAATATAAACAGGAATATTTATCAACCCTCTACACAGCCGATACACTTTATGGTGTAAAAGTTGTTCGCCCAGAGGCAGGTTTTGTTCTTGCTGTAAACGGCTAAGCAGTAAACTCTTCCCCTGTCCTGCCTTACTTTGGACGGGGGAGTTTCTTTAAGTGCATTCACAGAGTGTATTTAAATAAGTTAAGGAGAATATCATAAGCATCTATCGTGGAGCAGGTGGCGCAGGAGACGCTGTAGCGGATTCTTCTAGTGAAGCCTTATTAATTCGTGAACTCGCTGTAGAAGTTCAAGTAGATGCTGATGCTGCTGCTGCAAGCGCTACTTCTGCTTCAAACTCAGCTAGTGCTGCGAGTGCTTCTGCATCTGCTGCAGCTACTGCAGAGACTAACGCAGAGACAGCCGAGACCAATGCTGAGACTGCTGAAGCCAATGCAGAGACAGCGCAAGCTGCTGCTGAGGCTGCACAAACTGCTGCAGAGGCAGCTCAGACTGCTGCTGAACTAGCAGAAACCAACGCAGAGACTGCAGAGACTAACGCTGAGACTGCTGCAACCTCTGCCACTTCTTCTGCATCAAGCGCAAGCACATCTGCTACTAACGCTGCATCCAGCGCATCTGCAGCATCCACTTCAGCCACTAATGCAGCCAGTTCTGCAAGTAGTGCTTCTACGAGTGCATCCAATGCTTCTACGTCAGCAACTGCTGCTGCATCGTCTGCGTCAGCGGCTTCAACATCTGCAAGCAATGCAGCTACATCAGAAACCAACGCAGCAGCTTCTGCTTCTTCAGCTTCAACATCAGCTACAACAGCTACTACTCAAGCAGGTATAGCCACTACTAAAGCAGGTGAGGCAGCTACCTCAGCTACTAATGCAGCTAGTTCTGCGTCGAGTGCTTCTACCTCAGCATCAAACGCTGCTACATCAGAAACTAATGCAAGTAACAGTGCCAGTGCAGCAAGTACATCAGCAACCAATGCAGCCAACAGTGCTACCTCTGCTGCAACTTCAGCAACCAATGCAGCCAACTCTGCTACATTAGCAGCAAGCTACACACCAAGTCAAACAGGTAACGCTGGTAAGTTCTTAACTACCGATGGTACAAATACTTCGTGGGGGAATGTCTCAGGTTCTATCTCAGTTACTGGTGGTGATTTAACTTTATCAGGCAACACTGGTACTGCCATCACTAACGCAACATTAGCAACAGTCAATAGTAATACTGGCTCGTTTGGTTCTAGTACAGCTATCCCTGTAGTCACAGTAAATGCTAAAGGTTTAGTAACTGCAGTGTCTACCGCTACTGTAGCAGGTGGTCAATACTTTGGCTCTGCTACAACTAAAGCAATCGCATATAACTCAAACACCATCGGTGAGAATGTCACTGTTACGACTGGTAACAATGGTTTGTCTGCTGGTCCTATTACAATTAATTCAGGTTTCACAGTATCAATACAGACAGGCGCAGTCTGGGTTATTGTATAATGTATTACACATATTGTCACTCATCTCCAAAAGGCGAGGTATTCTATATTGGAAAAGGAATAAATGACAGGGCTTATTCTTTTAGAGATAGAAGCCACGACTGGAAGAGAGCTATTAAACATCATGGCGGTGTACAAATAAAAATACTTGCTTATTGGGATACGGAAGAAGAAGCCTTTAACCATGAGGAATTATTAATTGATTGTTTTACAGACATGAAATTTAATTTAGTAAATAAAACTAAGGGTGGTCAAGGGGTTTACGGATACAAACAATCTGAAGAACTTAAAAAACTAAAAAGTTTACAGATGACTGGCTATAAACATAAAGAAGTAGTTTGTCCTAAATGTAATACCAAAGGTGGAATAACTAGTATGAAACGCTGGCATTTTGATAACTGTACTGGGGCTAAAGCTCATCGTGGTCGAGTTACAGTTGACGGAAAACGAATTGATTTAGGCAGGTTTGAAACTAAAGAACAAGCTACAATCGCACAAGATAGCTTTTTAAAAGCACAGGGAGTTGCATAATGGCTGGTGGATTAACAATCTCAACACTAAACAACGATACAGGTGTTCTTGCAACACAGAACGGCATGACTGGTATTGCTAAGGCATGGGTTAAATATAATGGTTCTACTCAAACAATAAATAATTCATTTAATATTTCTTCTGTAACTTACAATTCTGCAGGTGTTTATACCTTAAATTTTACAACTGCAATGGCTAATTCAAATTATGTTATTGCAGGTTCTGCTGGATTATGGGGAACTGCAAATACTTTTGTTCAAGCAAATCCATCTTTAACATCTACAACTTCTGTTCAAGTTGCTTCTGTTTTTAATTCGGGAGTAGAGTCAAATAATTTTCAAGTTGTTGTATTTGGAAACTAAGGATAAATCTATCGTGATAAATCACTCAAACATTAAAAGGGTTTAATGTTATGTCAACATTAGTCGCACAAACAATATCCAACGGAACAGTAAGTACCAGTTCAGCGAATGTGATTCAAGGCTCTGCAAAGGCTTGGGTAAACTTTGATGGTACTGGAACAGTAGCTATCAGAGCTTCTTACAATGTGTCGTCTATTACCGATAATGGTACTGGTGATTACACAATAAACTTTACTAATGCTTTAGCTGATGCTAATTATTGCGTAACAGCTATTTTACCTATTAACAGTGCAGATAGTGGAAACGATACACTTCTTCATTTAAACTCTGCCACAAGCCCTACGGCTTCTGCTTTTAGAGTTGCTAATTCGTCTATATTTGGAACTTCCAAAGCGTTGTATGACAACTCATTAATTACTATTGCTGTATTCCGCTAAGAAAAAGGACAAAAAAAAACCATGCAAGTAATCATTTTCTCAAACTCTAACGGTGGTGTATCCACCTGCATCCCCACAGGTGAACTCAGCATTGAAGCTGTGCTCGCCAAAGACTGCCCTAAAGGTGCAATCATTGTTGAGCAATCTTCTTTGCCAAACCAGTACAATGACTTCTATGACGCATGGGAACTGATTGACGGCAAGGTAGAAGTTAGCTTTCCTAAAGCCGTAGAGATTACCAAGAAGCGTTTGCGTGCAGAGCGTACACCACTTCTAGCCGCACAAGATGTAGCGTTTCAACGTGCCTTAGAATCAGGTGCAGACACTACCACTATCGTAGCTGAAAAACAAAGACTGCGTGATATTACTAACATCACCGCTACAACCTTAGACGAATTACGGGCTTTGAAAGCAGAGGTGTAATATGGCTGTTACCATTAAAGGTAGTGGACAAGTACCTGTACAAGTTCTTAGTACCACTAAAACTGATACATTTACATCGTCAACAACAGGTTCTTGGTTGGATGTAACGGGCTTAAGCGTAACCATTACTCCATCATCAGCTTCTAACAAAGTAATGATATTTGGTCGAATTACGGGTATGGGACAACAATCCGCTACCCGTTGCCAAATGAGATTGGTGCGTGATTCAACAGCAATTTCTGTTGGTGATGCTGCTGGTTCAAGATTGCAAGTATCTGGAAACGAAATGTATCTTCCTGATAACGAAGCATTTTTAGGTTCTACCGCTTTCTTCTTAGATTCGCCAGCAACGACTTCTGCAATAACATATAAAGTGCAAGTGCGTAATGGTAATTCGTCTGGTTCAATATATATAAATAGGTCGCCAAACGATACAGATACGGGTTCGTTTGTAAGAGGAACTTCATCAATTACAGTAATGGAGATTTCAGGATGATTGATTACACACACATTCTCTCCATTCATTATGTTGGCTCACAGTGGACACTAGATGGTGATTCCTATTCTGGTTTAACTTGGTTAAGCAACACACCAAAGCCAACTCAAGCTGAATTAGATGCACTGTGGGAAAGCACTAAGGCTACCTTACAAACTGAACAAGCACAGCGTCAGAGAGCTGCTGCCTATGTAGCTGAGGCTGACCCATTGTTCTTCAAAGCCCAGCGTGGTGAAGCCACAATGGAAGAGTGGCAATCTAAAGTAGCTGAAATTAAAACCCGTTATCCGAAAGCGTAATAAATGAACGACATTAATCCCGTAGAGTACGGCAAACTAGTTAACGCTGTTGAGAACTTAGAACATAAAGTAAACTCAATGGATAACGACATTAAACGATTAGTGGCTATGGCAGAGCGTAGTAAAGGTTCTCTGTGGGCATTGATGGGTGTTGCCTCAGTTGCTGGTGCGTTCATCAGCTATGTGTCTGAAATGATATTTAAAAAGTAAACCATGAGAGAACTCACAGTAGGTAAGAATCTTACAGCTGGTTCAGCTAATACGGTGTATACAATACCAAAAGGATGTAAAGGTATTGCTACATTGCTAATGCTATCCAATGCTGGTGGTAGTTCTAAATCAGTTACTGCTGCCTGGTACGATCATAGTACTACTACTTCTGTAACAATTGTTGGTGGTAAATCGGTCGGGGCTGGTGACTATTTAATGTTTGACCAAGGTCGTATGGTCATGGATGAGTTCGATGAACTACGAATTACCCCAGAATCAGGATCTACTTTCTCAGTTATCTTTACAGTTGAGCTTGTACAATCCACAGCCTATCAGAACGGAAGCTAATCATGCCATTGAAATCAGGTTCATCACAGAAGACTATCTCTACTAACATCCGTAAAGAGATGAAGGCAGGTAAGCCACAGAAACAAGCGATCGCTATTGCTTTAAGCAAAGCAGGTAAATCTAAACCACAACCAAAGAAAAGGAAATAATATGCCAATGGTCAATGACAAGAAGTTCCCATACACAGCTAAGGGTAAGAAAGAAGCTAAGTCCTATGCTAAGAAGACTGGGGCTAAGATGACTACTCCTAAGGCTAAACCAGCTAAGAAGATGGGATCAATGCGTGGCTACTAAACCTGGATTGTATGCCAACATCGCTGCCAAGAAAGCTCGTATTAAGGCTGGCTCTGGTGAGAAGATGCGTAAGGTAGGCAGCAAAGGTGCTCCTTCAGCTAAAGATTTTAAGGATGCTGCTAAGACAGCTAAGAAGAAATGAAGAAAGACAGTAAGCTAGAGAGGGTTGGTGTTAGTGGCTATAACAAGCCTAAGAAGACACCTAACCACCCTACTAAATCCCATGTGGTAGTAGCTAAATCTGGAGACCAGACTAAGACTATTCGCTTTGGACAGCAGGGTGTATCGGGTGCTGGGGCTGCTCCTAAGACCCCAGGAGAGAAGGCTCGTCAAAAGAGCTTCAAGGCTAGGCATGCAGCCAATATAGCCAAGGGTAAGATGAGTGCAGCATACTGGGCTGACAAGGTTAAGTGGTAAATAAAGCTTGACTTTTATATAAAATTGTGTTATAATTATAGGCATATATGAACTACGTCCAACTTGTAAATTCTGTGCTACGAAGACTACGGGAAACTGAGGTTTCATCCGTGTCGGATAACGCTTATTCTAAGCTTATCGGTGAGTTCGTTAATGATGCTAAGCGTCAGGTAGAGGATGCTTATCCTTGGAATGCTTTATCAGAAACACTTACTGCAGTAACAGCTGATGGTATTTTTAACTATGTTCTTGTTGGTTCTGGACAACGGTTCAGGGTTATTGATGTTCTAAACGATACCAGCAATAGCATAGTTCAGCTTGCTACTACTCGTTGGATGAACGAACAGTTCCTCTTAACTTCAGTACAAAAGGGTTCTCCTAAGTACTACAACTTCAACGGCACAAACTCCAACGGCGATACACAGGTAGACTTATTCCCTATTCCTAATGGGGTTTATGATATTCGTTTCAACGTAATCAAACCACAAGTAGCTTTGTCTGCTGATGCTGATATTTTATTAATTCCTTCTGAGCCTGTCATCTTTAATGCTACTGCAAGGGCTATCGCAGAGCGTGGTGAAGACGGTGGTATCTTAGCAGGTGAAATGGCATTCATTTATAACCAGTCCTTATCTGACGCTATTGCTATTGAGTCAGGTCGTTACATTGAAGAATCTGCTTGGATGGCTATTTAATGGCTGAAGCTCTATCAACTGGCTCGATCGCAGCTCCTGGATTCTCAGGGTTAAATACCCAAGATAGTTCTATTCAGTTAGACAGTGGGTTTGCACTAGAGGCTAATAACTGCGTAATCGATCGCTACGGTCGTATTGGTGCTCGTAAGGGGTGGACTAAGGTCAACTCAACTGCAGCGTCTACAGGCTCATTTAGGGCTATCTATGAGCTTATTAAGGATGACGGTACTGTAGTTATCTCTGCAGCTAACAACAAGATATACACTGGAACTACTACCTTAACAGAGGCAGTGGTTCGTAATTCTGACAATACAGCTAACTTAACCTATGCTATCAGTGATGATAACTGGCAGATCAGTGGTATGCCTTATGATACAGGAGCTACTCCTTCAGGACATGCTATCTTGGTTCAAGAAGGACATCCTGCTTTAGTCTATCATAAGTTAGGCTCTACTGCTCATGCTCATACTGGTTCTTACGGTTTCCAGCGTTTAGGTGATGTAGCTACTAATCTACCAGTAGGAAAGACTGTAACTAACTTTACTCCTAACTGCGTCATGACTGCTTTTGGACGTGTGTGGGTTGCTGACATGCAGGACGATAGGCAGACTGTATATTTCAGTGACTTACTAAATCCTGCTGAGTGGAAGACTGGTACATCAGGCTATCTAAATATTAGTGAAGTAGTTCCTAATAATGATCCTATCGTAGCTATCACAGATCATAACGGCTTCTTGATTATCTTCTGCACTAAGCACATTGTTGTCTATAGTAACCCAGTAGATCCATCACAGATGAAGCTGGAAGATATCATTGTAGGTGTTGGCTGTTTAGCTAGAGACTCAGTAGCATCGATCGGTACAGACTTATTGTTCTTGTCCTCTACTGGTGTTCAGTCCTTACAGCGTGTAATTCAAGAGAAGTCCTTGCCATTCAGGGATGTCTCTAAGAATGTACGAGATGAACTTTTAACCTTAGTAGCGTCAGAGACAGCTAAGAACATTAAGGCTACCTACTTCCCTACAGATGCTTTCTACTTGTTGTCTCTGCCTAGTGCAGGGTTTACATACTGCTTTGACACCAGAGGTGTACTGCAGAATGGAGCAGCTAGAACTACTATCTGGAAACAGATTAATCCCACAGCTTTCTGTGTAACACAAGCTAGGGACTTATTGATTGGTAAGGCAGGATACATAGGTAAGTATAATACTTATGAAGATGATGGTGCTAAGTATCGTATGACATACTTCACCAACTACTTTGACTTTGGTTCTGCTACTACAAATAAGATTCTAAAGCGTATCAATGTAACAGCTATTGGTGGTTCTGCTCAGCCTATCGCTATTAAGTGGGGCTACGATTATACTCGTAACTACTTCTCTCGTGGTATTGTACTACAGCGTGTAGAAGTGTTTGAGTATAACGCATCCGAATACAATGTGGCTACATACACTAACGGTATTGCTTTAGATATTGCTAACATTCCAGCATCAGGTTCTGGTACTGTTCTTCAGTTAGGCTTTGAGTCTGACATCGACGGTACTCCTCTTTCAATTCAGAAGATCGATTTCTTTTTGAAGCAGGGAAAGACATTATAATGTTTAAATGTAAAAGATGTGGTGTTGAAAAGCCACTGACAGAGTATTATAAAACAACCGATAGAAAAGCAGGGCATAAAAGTATTTGTAAGGTGTGCATTAAAGCTGATCCTTTAACAGAGGAAAAGAAAAAGTACATGCGAAACTATAGTGTTGGTTATAATCTTAAGACTAAATATAATTTATCAAAAGAGCAATATAATGAACTGTTAGTTAAACAAAACCACAAGTGTGCTATTTGTTTTATTGATGAGAAACAAGCACCCAAAGGAAAGCTAGTTGTGGATCATTGTCACGCAACGAATAAAGTAAGAGAACTTCTTTGCCACAACTGCAATGTAAGTATTGGGCTATTAAAGGAATCAATTACAACTCTATCACAAGCTATTGCTTATTTAGATAAACACAAACAAGGTAAAACACTATGAGTAATTACACCAAAGCAACTAACTTTGCTACTAAAGATACGTTACCTACAGGTGACTCAAATAAGATTGTTAAGGGTACAGAAATAGATAACGAGTTCAATGCTATCTCTGGTGCTATCAGCTCTAAAGCAGACATTGCCTCTCCTACATTCACAGGTACTCCTGCTGCACCTACAGCTACTGCTGGTTCTAATACCACTCAGTTAGCCACTACTGCATTCGTTACTGCTGCTCTGTCTGCTGTATATCCAGTAGGTTCTATCTATGTCAATGCTGCTGTATCTACGAACCCAGCAACTCTGTTAGGCTTTGGTACATGGACTGCCTTTGGTGCTGGTCGTGTTATGGTTGGTCTTGATGCCTCTGATGCGCTGTTTGATACACTGGAAGAGACTGGTGGTTTTAAAGATGCTATTACGGTAAGCCATACACATACTGCAACCACAACTGCAACAGATTCAGGACACACCCACGATATGACTGCTACGGGCAGTGCTACTTTGACTGGAGGCAGTAATCAGACAATACCTAGAAATATAGGAACTGATACAACATTTACAACAAATAGCGCAACAGCAAACATTACAGCAACTACTACAGTGGCTTCGACAGGTTCTAGCGGCACTAACGCTAATGTACAACCATTCATCGTAGTTCGTATGTGGAAGCGGACAGCTTGATAAAAGTACCAGTAGTAAATCGTAGAGACTATACGATGTATCTAGAACTCTACAGTAACATGCTTTGGTTTCATACAGATGTATTTAAGTGGACACCAGAAGTAAAGAAGGAATACCTTAAAGATTTAGATGTACTACAGAATTTAGTAACAGTACCCTTAGTAGCACTAGTAGAAGAGACAGACAGTAAGTTAGCTAAGTTTGGATTATCTACAGGATGGACTAAGTTTAATAAATTAACATTGAATGATACGAAATATGATGTATACACTAGGAGCAAATAATGGGTAAGGCAGTCAGTAGTATTGCAAATATATTCACAGGGGCTGATGAAACTAAAGCCGCTGGAGAACAGGCTGCAGCACAACAGCGTCAAGCTGCTCAGGGAGCTGCGTTCAGACCAGTAGGAATGACTACTCGGTTTGGTACTTCTCAGTTCACTCGTGAGACAGATCCTGCTACAGGGCTTCCTTATATCTCGTCTGCAGGGTATACTGCTTCTCCTGAACTAGAGGCTCTACAGAATCAACTGTTTGGTAACTTTGCTGGTGGTGCTGACTTTGCTCAGCAACAAGCAACACAGTTTGGTGCTCTATCTCCTGCTGCTCAGAGAGCATTTGAATTAGGAGGACAGTACATGGCTGCTTCTCCTGAACAAGCTGCTCAGGACTTCATGCGTACACAGCAAGCTATCTTAGCTCCTAGTCGTGAACAACAATATGGTGCTCTTCAGAACAGATTGTTTCAAACTGGTCGTGGTGGATTAGCTACTGGTGGTACTGTGGCTGGTAACATGCAACAGGCTAACCCTGAGTTAGCTGCATACTACAATGCGATTGCTAACCAAGACTTAGCATTAGCTGGTCAAGCAGAGCAAGCTGCACAGCAACGTATTGGTTTTGGTACTAGCTTGTTTGGTACTGGTGCTGGATTCTTGGGAACTGAAGCACAAGGAAGAGCTGCTGCATACAGTCCACTACAAACTCAGTTAGGTTTATCTGGTCAAGTAGAGAACATGGCTCAGATGCCATATCAGCTAGGTATCCAGCTAGGACAAGCACAACAACCTGGTCAAACAGCAGGTGTACAAGGATTGATGCAAGCTGCTCAGACTCAGTATGGTGCTACTCAGGCTGCTAACGCTGCTAATGCTCAGTTCTGGGGTGGTTTAATCAGTGCTGGCGGTACAGCCTACGCTGGTAGAGGACGTTCTGCTCCTTCTGGTCCTACTGAATTATAAGGAAAATATTATGGCTATTGCTCCAAGTTTTACTACAGGTTTACTAGGATATAATCCAAGAGAAGAACAACTACAGCAACAGAAGCTATGGGCTGGTCTATATGGTCAAGCTTCATCTCCTTATGAGAAGATTGGTATTGGTCTTGGTCAATTAGGCGGTGCTTTAGTTGGCGGTCTCATGGGTGAGAGTCCTACTCAGCAAAGAGAAAGAACTTTACTCTCTGTTAAAGAAGCAGCAGATCAACAGTTTACTCCTGGTAGTCCAGAGTACTACAAGTATGTTGCTGACAACTTACCTGCTGGTGCGGAGTATTCACAAAGCAAAGACTTAGCTACTCAAGAGTTTCTTAAAGCAAGGAAAGCTGCTGATGAAGCGTTTGCTGCTGAAAGAAAAGGAGTTCGAGAAGATCCTGAGTCTGTAGATGTATACACTACTAAGTATGCTAGTCCTCTTTTAGCTAAAGCACAAGCTAGGGGTTTTGATCCTGAGAAAGAACCTACTCCACAGACTACAGATCAGATCAAAGCTTTTGCTAAGCTGTATGACTTAGACAAAGATCCTAACTATAATCGATTAATGACTCTTCGCACACTTGCAGATAAAGAAGCTAAGAGAGAAGAACAAAGAGAAAAGAAAGAAGCACTGACTATAGAGCAGATTCAGTCTACGATTACAAAGAATAAAAAAGATGTAGAAAAACTAGAAAGAGATGCTAAGTTTGAACAAGGCGATCGCTGGAATGCTGAGCGTGAAGCTGCTCTTGCTTTGTTTACTGCTAATGGTTTAGACCCATATAAGCAGCTTCCAACTAGAGCACTGGCTAACCCTGAAATAGTTAATGCACAGAAGATCGCTCTTCGTGAACCATTCACAGGCAAAGCAGCACTTAAGATCACTCCGAGTGGTGGTACACCTGCTGCTCAAACTGGTACTCCAGATATTAAACAACGAGTAGAAAGCAGTGGACAAGTATACGATCCAGCTAAATATGATTATCGTATTGTTAATGGTCAAGTACAGCGCAGGGCTAAATAATGGCTACATGGGAAACCATTACTCCTGCTAAAGAAGATGCAGGATGGGAGACAGTTGCTCCATTAACTACTGAGTCTGTCAATACAGCTGCTTTTAAGAGCATAGGAGAAAGCATTCCTACTGCTGTCAAAGAAGCCGCAGGTACAGTTGGAGAAGTAGCTCAAGCAGGTTGGGAAGCTTTACCAGAGCCAGTACAAAAAGCAGGTCGTGCTACAGGTAATTTCTTACTTGATGCTATCGATGTTCTACAGCGTCCGTTCCAAGCAGTAGCTACCTATGGTAAAGCTTTAGGCACAACAGAAGAAGCTCAGCAAGGTGCTCCTTTATGGGAGATACTGTCTACTAAGAACTTAGCTAAGGCACAACAAGCTGGTATTAAAGGACTTAAGGGAGAAGAGAAGGCTTCTATTCAAGAGGCTCTTCCTGATCAGTTCCGTAGAGAGAACCCAGTTAAGTCTATGCTCCTTGGATTCATGGGAGATGTAGTCCTTGATCCTTTGAAGGGTGAAGTAATAGCTCCTATATTCAAGACTGTTAAGGCGGCTGCTTCTACTGGTGCTGATTCTGTTGGTCTATCCTCTAAGCTTGCTGACAATGAACTGTATCGTGCCATTGTACTTAAAGAAGGTGATGTTGTTAAAGCTAAAGAGCTATACGACAAGTATCGATTTGCTAAAGATAAAGCAAGGACAGAGACTGTTCGTAATGCTAAGTCTCTTAACAACGAGATTAAGGCACTCTCTAAGCAGACAGACATTCCTGTCAATGAACTCAAGGCTAAGATATTCCAAGACATCGAGACAGCTAACTTAAGCGACGATGCTATTGGTGAATTAGAGCAGCGTATCGTAGCACAGAATCGTGCAAGACTAGAACAACAACGAGCAGCTGGTGTTGAAGTAGGTGACTTAGGTGATACCTACATGCCACACATTGCTACTAAAGAAGCAGATGATGTTCTAAATAATACAGGTGTTAAGAACTTCTTTGGTATCCGTCCTTCAGCTAAGACACCTCAAGGTGTTGCTCGTGAGATCGAAGGCACTGTTGCTGAGATCAATGCTAAGAATATCTATGGAACTTCTAAGTTCTTCCAAGATGATCCTGCAATTGCACTTGGTGTAGCAGACTTCAATGCTGCTCAAGCTGTAGCTGGTCGTAAGTTCTTAGACGATGCCTCTCAGTTTGGTATCAAAGCAGATGTAGCTCCTGCTAGTTATAAGACTATCCCAGAAATTCCTGGTCTTAAGTTTGAACCTACAGTAGCCAATCAATTAACACGTTCATACAAGGCACTAACTAACCAAGAAGAAATCAACAAGTTCTTGAAGCTATATGATGGTGCTCAGAACTGGTGGAAGATGTGGTCTCTTGGTGTTCGTCCAGCTTATCATTCTAAAAACATGATTGGCAACTTATGGAATAGCTACTTAGGCGGGTTAACAAATCCTTTACTATACGGTCAAGCTGGTTCTCTTCAAATAAAAATAGCTAAGAATAACTTAAGTGGTAAGATTGCTGGCTATCCTGCTGACGAACTGTATGATGCTATGATGACTCGTGGTGTCTTTGGTCAAGGACAATATGGTGGTGATATTAGTCGCACATTAGAGAGTCAGATATCTGGAGGCAATAAGAATCCGTTTACCTTAGCTACTAGTAACCCTATTCTACAGGGTGGTTTTAAACTAGGTCAGACTGTTGAAGACAATGCTCGTATTGCTTTGTTCCTTGATCAGTTAAATAAGGGTGCTTCGTTTGATAAAGCAGGTAATCATGTCCGTAAGTATCTGTTCGACTATGGCGATGTAAATCCATTCGAGAAAGATGTACTGAAAAGAGTAATGCCTTTCTATACTTGGTCTCGTAAGAATATTCCTCTACAGTTGGAAGCACTAGCTACACAGCCTGATAAGATAAACAAGATCAATCTAGCTATAAACAACGCACAACAAGCATATCAAGTAGAGCAGCCAGACTTAGCTCAAGTTCCTGACTATATCCGTGAGCAAGCTCCTGTCTATGTAGGTTCTAATGCAGAAGCTGGAACTGTATCTGCGATTCCTTTAGCTAACTTGATACCTACCTTTGATATCGCAGCTATCACTAAGTTCCTCAACACTGAGACAGCTCCTGAAGGTATTCAAAGAGGTAAACTAGGTAATGCTTTGTCTACTGTTATGGGTGGTGTTTCTCCGCTAATTAAAGCACCTCTAGAATATCTAGCAAACTATGACTTCTTCCGTAAGAAAAACATTCAAGAGTTTGAAGGACAGACCACTGATTTCTTAGGTGTGCCTATGCCTATGCATTTAGCTAAGCTTGCATCTAACATCATTGTACTGAATGAAATTGACAGAGCTAATCCAGGTTCTATCTTTGGTTCTCGTATGGTAGATCCTATAACTAAAGAAGTTACTACAATGAATAGTTTCTTTGGTTTAGGTACTCCTCGTGAGGCTAGAACAGACCTACCTGAAGAGCAGCGACTGACTCAGTACCTTACTGGTATTCGTATCTTTGATATCGATATGGGAGAGACAGAGAAGCGTCAGGTAGAACAGATGAAGAAAGATATTACTGCTATCAATGCTCGTATTAAACAAGCTAAGATTGCAGACAAGTCAAGAGAAGCTGAAGTTGCATCTCAAGCACTCGATAGATTCTATGAAGACATCGATCAGTTTGAAAAAGAAAGAGCAGCTCGTATGAAGAGGGAGAAGTAATATATTTACATTACATACAAAATGAATATCTATGTCAGACCAATACGGAATAAACGAAGGAGTAAAGACTCTCACAGGTAGCTTAGATGTTGCTCGTGAGAGTGCTAAATCATTAACTAAAAGCATCGAAGGTATTCAGAAGGACGGAGCTGAGGTAGCGCAACAGAAGGCTGCTGAAAGACGTAAAGCACAGCAGTATCAAGTAGACAACACAGTCATGAGAGCATTTAAAGAATACGAGATTATCCAAGAAGTGAAGAAGATGGAAACTCGTATGAAGGCTGAAGTGATAAACAAGCATGGATCTAAAGCCTGGGATGATATACAAACTATCAAGCAGCGGATGCTTAAAGAAGAGATGCAAAACAAAAAGATGTTTGATGCAGATATGCAAGCTGTTAGGAGAGTACAGTTGTACTGCTTCTTAGCTGCTGCAGTAGTTTCTTATTTTATAGTTTGGGGTTAAAGTAAAAATGAAGAGGGAGAAATAATGTTTCCATTAGGTGCGTTACTAGATATTGGTGGTAAGATTCTAGACAAGGTCTTTCCTGATCCAGCACAAGCTGAACAGGCTAAGCTAAAGCTATTAGAGATGCAGCAGAATGGTGAGCTTGCTAAGATTAATGCTGATGCAGCAGAGCAGCATGAACTTACTGCACGACTACAGGCTGACATGGCTAGTGATAGCTGGTTGTCTAAGAACATCCGTCCTATGACTCTACTCTTTATCCTTGGTGGCTACTTCATCTTTGCTATGATGAGTGCCTTTGATCTAGATACAAACAAAGCTTATGTTGAGCTGCTGGGTCAGTGGGGTATGTTGATTATGTCTTTCTACTTTGGCGGTCGTACATTAGAAAAGATTATGGATATGAAGGCTAAGGAAAAACAATGAACATTACACCTAACTTTACCTATGAAGAGATGACTGCATCTCAGACAGCTGCTCGTAATGGTTGGCTCAATAAACCTACTGACATAGAGTATCAGAACTTGGTAAGACTATGTGAGTTCTTAGAGATTGTACGAGCTGAGCTAGGTAGGACTATCACTGTCACTAGCGGATATAGGTCTAAGCAGGTGAATGATGCAGTTGGATCTAAGGATTCTAGTCAGCATCGAGTAGGTTGTGCTGCAGATATTCGTGTATCGGGGATGACCCCTGATCAGGTTGTAGCTACATTAATTATGAAGGGCTTACCTTATGACCAGCTGATCAGAGAGTTCGATAGCTGGACTCATATCAGTGTACCTTTAACTCCTAGTACACCTCCAAGGAAACAAGCCCTAATCATTGATAGAAAAGGGACTCGTCCTTATCAGTAAAAAGACAACCCCCGAAGGGGCTGCCATAAAGTGCTAGTCTTTGGGAGAGGCTAACATCAAACGAATAATGCCTAGATCAAGAACATAATAGTTTGCTTCATCCTGATCTACATATTCAAAACCAAACATCAAACCGCATATAAAGTGTAGTTCTAAAATCATATTGTACATCCTTTTTTATTAATTTTATTTCTGATTTCCCAGTGGGTTATCTTGTGACAATTAGAACAAAGAAGATCACACTTATCAAGTTCAGGTTTCATCTTACTCCAATCTGTATTAACTAATAAATTTAAACTGTTTTCTTTTTCATCTGGATTTCTATGATGGAAATCAAACACATCTAAACAACTAGATTCTAAAGAACATCGTTTACATTTACCACCTAAATAATCTACAGCTTTTCTTTTATTAAGAGATCTTTTAAGTTTCTTAGCATCTAATTGACAGCGACGACACTGAGACAGTTTCCCATCACTGCGTCGTCTATCTGCTGAAAACTCTGTTAGACTTTTTACTTTCTCACAAGTTGCACATGTTTTCAAATTTCACAAGCCCCTGCTGTACAAGCTAACTGCTGAGCACCTTCTACATTGTCTGTGTGTTCTTGAAAGTTGTCCCAGTCGATATTAGTAGGTTGTTTAGCTAATAACTCTTGATACTCTTGTTCAGTACACTCTTGATAAGGTGCTTGTCGATATGTTCCTCCATCCATTGGCAGGAAAGACACACCAGTAACCTCATCGAAGTGCTTGTACACCCATGCCCCTACTTCCATCCACTCATTCTCTAAGACAGAGATAGTGACTGATGGCTTGTGCTCACAGTAGTGACGCTGGTAAATCAACCACAATCGCAAGTGCTCAACAGCAGTTAAGTCTTCACGAAGCAAAGCACCTTCAGCTACTGCAACAGGGAAACTAAATACTGTTGTAGACTCAGGCTTCATCACACAAGGCTCACCAATAAACCCTGACTTCAGCATGAACTGAGTTAGAGGATCTTTATTGTCAGCTCGTACACGACGAATATAATACTGACTATGCTGAGGGTGAATGCCAGATGCGGTAGAACAGAGTTGTGATACAGTTCCTTCGGGCTTAATAGCCGTAACCGCAACACTCTGATTGATTCCAATAGCAGCAGCAAATTCAGCATTAGTAGCAACAGCAGCATCTCGTAGTTTCTCCAATAGTCCTGGTAATTCCTTATCATCTGGGTCATTCAGTAAAGCATTGTCCAAGATACCTGTCATCGACACACCTAAGAGTGCTTCTTCTTCAGTGTTCTTCTGCCATATCTTACGAAGGTAAGGGAAGTTAGTTAACGATGCTTGGAATGTACCCAAGATAGTAGCTAAACGAACCTTGTTCAAGATATCTGCTTCAGTGTCTGTACTGCGGATGATACACGAAGACAAGTTACAGAACTGATACGGACGCAGGATAATCTCTGAGCATGGATTCGTACCAAACTCATAGGTTGCATCACGACGACCATTCTTAGCAGCTTGCTTCTGACTAGCTTCACGATTAAAGATACCACGCTCACCAGAGTGCGACTCATAAATACTAGTCCACTCACGCATGAACTGACCAATTGCTGGGGTCTCTTCATAGGTAGCTGAGTTGTTAGCTAATGCTCGTTGACCTTGTCCATCCCACCAGTTACCTGCCTTCGCATGTGCCATCTTATCGTCTGTCAAATCAGACAAGCTAATCATAGCGGAACGACGAACTCCTCCCACCACAACAACTTCCCCGATCTTGCATAGAATGTCATGACACTCCAGCGAACTGAGCTTTCGTCCAGCTGCTGTCTTGAACTTACTAATAACAAACTTGAATAGGTCTTCCAGTGGCT